CCTGGGCGCGGATCGGCGAGCTGTTCCTGGGGATGATGGGCCAGATGATCCGCGAGGGCAGGGTCATCTCCCAGGTCGGGCCGGGCGGGATGCAGCAGCTCACCGAGGTGCATCCGCTCCACCTGCAAGGCCAGTTCAACGTCACGATCGCGGTGATGGACGAGTCGACCGTCCGCCAGGAGCGGCAGACGGAGGCGATGGCGTTGATGAACCTGGCCGGGACGTTCGGGCCGCTGATGGGCCTGAACATGAAGCCGTTCATGGAGAAGGTGCTGGAGAGCTACGGGATCCAGAACACCGAGCAGTTCTTCCAGCCGCCCCAGCAGGCGGCGCTACCTCCGGGCGGCACGCCCCAGGGCGCGGCCGGGATGCAGGCGCAGCAGAACGGGCAAGCCCCGGTCGGAAGTCAGGGGCAGACGAACCCGGCTGCGGCAGCAGCGATGGGCCAGGGTGGGCCGAACGGCCTCTCGATGGCCCCGGACCAGTTCGCCCAGCAGCAGCTTCAGGCGGTGCAGCAGATGGGGATGGGAGCACAGGGCTAGGATTCGCTGATGGCGTTGAACCGAGAGCAGCAGAACCTCCTCAACCGGAGGGCCTCCGCTCTCGCCGCCTTCGCCAAGCACCCCTCCTGGCCTGACCTGGAGCTGGCGCTGGAGGAGAAGATCGCGAAGCAGCAGCGACTCGCGGCGACGATTGCGCTCTCCGACCACGGGGCCGACCAGCGGAAGCTGGATCAGATCCGAGGCACGATCGGGGCGCTGAAATGGTTTCTGGGAGTGCCGACGCACGCGCAGAGCGAGCTGGAGCGCTTCCTCAGAGAGCAAGGAGTGGAGGAGGTCGTAGATGTCTGACGGCATGGAGGAGATGGAGGATTTCCTCGCGGAGGCGCTGACAGGGAACGCGCGCTCACCCCGGGAGGCGGCGATGGCCGTCGAGGAGCAGGAGCGGCCACCGGGCGAGGACGCACCGATCGTGGTGCCCGACGCGCCGCCCGAGCCGTCGCCTGTCCCCTCCGAGCTTCCCGCCCCGACCGAGGAGCCGGAGACGGAGGAGGAAGAGGAGGGACGGGACGAGCCGCCCGAGGACGAGGGGGTCGTCTGGGCGAAGCGCAAGTACGGCGACGACGTGAGCCTGGAGAAGATCGCCCGTGCCGCCTACGACCAGGAGCGCCACATCTCCCAGCTCTCGCGGGAGAAGCGGGAGGCGGACGAGCTGGCAGCCTCCTGGTACGAGTACGCGCAGCAGGTGGAGGCGCAGGCGCAGCAGCAGACCCAGACCGGGATGCCGCTCTCCGCGCAGGAGGAGAACTGGGTCGAGCAGTCGCTGATGGACCCGCTCGGGTACGCGCGCACGGCCGCGCTGAACGGGAAGACGCAGCTCTACCAGGGCGTGATCAACCGGGTCGCGGAGGAGAACCCCGGCCTGGCCGCGTCGATCGGCACCCAGGTGCAGATGGAGCTTCAGTCCTACGCGCAGCAGCAGCAGGCGCAGCCGGAGCAGGCTCAGACCCTGGAGGGCGCGCTCGCGCACAGCTTCAACCGGCTTGGCCTCAACCTGGAGAAGGACGGGCCGAGGATCTCCCAGAAGATCGGCGAGCTGGGCGAGTACAACCCGTATGTGCGCGCGATCATGGAGGGCGACGACGGCCAGCGCGACCTCGCCCTGCGCGCCGTCCACGACCTCGTCCGGGCCACGAACTTCACGCCCCGGCAGGTGCAGCAGCAGGCGAACATCGCCCAGGAAAACGAGATGCGCCGGGACGCCGCCTCCGTGCAGACGGGAGGGCTGGCCCCACCCGCCCAGGCCGCACCCGCCTCACCGCTTTTGCAGGGGATGGAGGAGGAGTGGAAGCGCCGGGGCCAGTGGGCTGACGACGAGTAGCTGGACGCTGTCATGCCAGCGCTCTAAGCTGCGATCAGCTTCGCACTCCCGTGGAACCAGACCGCTGACCCCGGGAACGTCGCTTTGAGAGCCGCTCAGGCCACCTCCGCAAGGCCCAGGAAGATCCAACCCCTTGAAGGAGAGAGTCATGGCCGAAGTTCTGGTCGGGCAGTTTCTGAGCACCGAGGAGGTCTACTCCGAAGAGAAGGTCACGGAGATGAACTCCCGGATCAAGAAGCTGGATCCCGACTCAACGCAGTACGCGACGATGACCAACAAGGTCAGCTCGCGCGCAGCGACGAGGGAGAAGGTGAACTGGCTGGAGGAGACGCTGGTCACCAACGTCTTCACCGTCGATGCTGCCTACACCTCCGGCGCAGCCACGATCTCGATCGGCACCGTCGAGTCGAACGCCGTCAAGGTGAACGACACGCTCCGCAACATGCGGACCGGGGAGGCGTTCCTGGTCAAGGCGGTCGGAGCCAACGGCGACCTCACCGTCTACCCCTCCCTGGGCGACATGCCCTCGGCAGCGGGCCAGGTCGGCGACAAGCTCCTCTTCACCGGCTCCGCGTTCCCGCAGGGTTCCACCCTGCCGGAGATGAAGTACGCGCAGCGCACCCTCGGCTACAACTTCACCCAGATTTTCCGCACCGTCTGGAACTTCTCGATGACTGCCACCTCGATCGAGTATTACGGGGGACGGGAGCCAGCGAAGGAGGCGGCGCGCAAGACGGTGGAGCACAAGCGCGAGATCGAGAACAACGGTTTCTTCGGTGCGCGTGAGTACCAGACCACGGCCGACCCGCAGGGGACCGCTGGCGGTCTGATCGAGTTCATCGTCACGAACAAGCAGGACGTGAACGGCGAGCTGACGGCCGACTTCCTCGACCAGTTCCTCGCCACCGTCCTCGGCAAGGGTTCCTCGGACAAGGTGATCTTCACCGGCACCGCAGGTGCCTACTACCTGTCCAGGTTCAACCGGGCCGGGCAGGGCGCGTTCTGGCAGCCGGACAACACTTCCGTCCACGGCGTGAAGGTCGATGCCTTCATCTCCGGTGTCTTCGGATACCAGATCCCGGTGGTCGTGAAGAAGGACTGGTCGAACCTCCCCTCCGGGGACAACGGCTACAACGGCTGCATGTTCATCGTGGACATGACGAACGTCGAGCGGCGTCCGCTGCGCGACCGGGACACGAAGCTCTACACGAACAGGCAGAACCCCGGCGACGACCGCTACGCGGCAGAGATGCTGACGGAGCAGAGCTGGGAGATCGCGGTCGAGCGTTCGCACGGACTCCTGACCGGGATCCAGTAGTACGGTTCGGTGGAGCGGGGAGCGTCCACTCCCCGCTCCCCAACCCAAAGGAGAGCGATGCGCTTCATCTCGCAGTACCCCGCCTACGGCGTCCAGATCCGCAACCACCGGGTTCACCCGATGGGGGACGGGACATCACAGACGATCCAGGAGCCGCTCTACGTCCGCTTCACCCCCGTCGATGAGGGCGGGATGATCTACGAGAAGGAGCAGTACGAGGCGAGCAAGCGCTTCAACTTCCACGGCTCCCAGCAGTACCAGGACGAGGCGACCCCGGTGGACACCGTTCACCGCCTCGGCATCCTCGACACGGTCGAGGAGGCGCAGCGCAAAGGCTGGACGGAGGACGAGCAGGCGGAGGTGGAAAGGGTGCTGCTGCTGAAGACGCGCACGACCCCCGGCGCTGTGATCGTGATGGACGAGGCACCGCTCGTGCCGCCGTTCCCCACCTACGACGACTGGAGCCGCGACGGCGAGACGCTGGTGCTGAAGCTCGCCGAGGACGGCTACGACCTGGGCGAGGTGCTCTACTACGAGCGCTCCCAGTTCGGCCCTCGCCGCCCCGAGGTGATCGAGGCGCTGGAGATTGGGATCAAGGCTCTGGAGGAGGTACAGGTCCATGCCTGAGTCGGGCTGGGACCCGGTCGAGATCGAGGTTTCACCGACGAAGGCGTATGTGACCGAGGACGGGCGCAAGTTCCAGGACTCAGAGCTGACGATCACCCCGAAGATGGCGGCGGAGCTGCACGCGGGCTACCGCTGCGCCCGCTGCCTGGAGCCGCTGCAGAAGCTGGGGGCGTTCCCGGAGCGCTGCCCCGTCTGCGCCTTTGAGGTCGCGAAGTACCAGCGGCAGCAGTTGGAGGAGCAGTACCGGGGCGTGGACACTTCGATCATCCCGGCCGGGTTCCCGCTGGAGCGGGAGCGCGAGCATCTGGAGCGGGAGCTGTACCGTCCGAAGGGTCTGGTGACAATGTCGGTGCCCAAGCAAAAGCGGAGGCCCTGATGTGGGTGACGATGATCAACTCGGTCGGCGAGTACGTCGCCGGAGAGAGGTACAACCTGAAGGCTGAAGAGGCCGAGCGCTTCATCGTCAACGGCTACGCCGACGGTGAACTCGACCGCGAGATCACCGACGAGGAGCGCGAGCAGGCTCGCGCCAACCGCCAGGAGGTAAGTCTTGGCTAGCGCCCACTACGACCTCGCCCTCCAGGAGTTCTGGAAGGGCACGAACGGCGACGTGACCTCAGCGGGCGTCGTCGTCAAGTGCAGGCTGATGCGCGTCTCCGCCTACACGTTCTCGCAGGCGCACCAGTTCGCCTCCTCGCTCCCGGCCGCAATCGTCACCGACGCCACGCTCGGGACGAAGACAGCGAACGGGCAGGGCGCGGCCCCCGGCTGCCTGGACGCCGCCGACTGCACCTACCTGCTCGTCCCGGCGGGTGCCGCCATCGACTGCCTCGCCGTCTTCATCGACACCGGCACTCCCGGCACCTCCAAGCTCCTCTTCTACATCGACGGTTTCACCGTGACACCGAACGGGGGCGACATCACCGTTCAGTGGCAGAACACGGCCCCGTTCATCGCGAAGCTCTAGGGGGCTAAATGCCCCCGCCCTACCCGACCTCCATCGTCGGGCAGTTCGTTGTCGGTGACGGACACGTTGTAGGCGGCTCCCCGGTCGGGTCGCCGGGCGGGGTTCCTTCCGCGAAGGCGTTCGGGACGGTCACCCCGAAGGCGGTGGTGACGCGGGCGGTCACGGGCCTCAGCTCCGCCCAGTCCTTCGGGACGGTTGCCCCGAAGACGGCGATCACGCGGACGGTCACGGGCCTCGGTTCCGCGAAGGCGTTCGGCACGGTCACCGTCAAGGGGGCAATCACGAAGCTGGTGGGCGGGGTCGCGAGCGCGCAGGCGTTTGTCGCCCCGCTCCCGATCCCGCGCACGACCGTGCCGGTGGGCGGCAAGACGAGCGCGCAGGCGTTCGGCACCCCGACGACCAGGGGCACGGTCACCAGGGCTGTCGGCGGTGTCAACTCCGCGAAGAGCTTCGGGGCCGTCACCATCGTCGCCGGGTTCGCCCCGCAGGCGGTCACGGGCGCTGTCTCCTCCGCGCAAGCGTTCGGCACGGTCAGCATCCAGACAACCGTCACGGTTCAGATCCCCGGTGTCGCCGCCAAGATCCGTTTCGGCGCTGTCTCCATTGGTGGCGTCAGCACCATCTCCGCCCCTGGCGTCCCTTCCGCGCAGAGCTTTGGCGCGGTCAAGATCCTCTACCTCTTCGGCCCACCCTTCGTTCCTTCAGCGCAGGCGTTCGGGGCGGTCACCACCAGCAGCCAGCGCACCCTCCTGCTCGTCGGCCTCGGTTCGGCGCAGGCGTTCGGTGTCCCGACCGCGAAGACGATCACCTCCGTCAGCACCCCCGGCCTCGGCAGCGCCCAGAGCTTCGGGACACCCACCACCCGCAGCCTCTCCTACGCCACCGTCCCTGGCCTCGACTCAGCGCAGCAGGTCGGCACCGCCACGATCTACAGCGTCTTCAAGATCCTCGTCACCGGGATCCCGTCCGCGCAGAGCTTCGGCACCGCCAGCGCTGTCCAGATCGTCCGAGTCGCCGGGATCGAGCGCCCCTACGAGCGGATCTTTCACATCGTCGGGATGTTCAAGGCCGGGGAGGCGACGGTCGGCTTCACCGGGGACGTTCTCTTCGGCAGCCCGCACTTCGGGATGGTCTGGGAGATCCCCGGCCTCGGCACGGCGCAGCAGTTCGGGACGCCCTACGGCTACGGAGGCCCCGTCTGGATCCCGGTCGGTGGCGTCGAGTCGGCGCAGGCGTTCGGCATCCCGTTCGCCTACCGGGCCTACCTGAAGCCGCCGCCCGTCTACGAGATCATCCTGACCCCGACGGTCTGCACCGATCTGATGCTCGTCGCCTCCGCCTGTGTCACCCCTGCTGGCCTGCTCCTCCCGTCTGCCTGGACGGAGGAGACGCTGACACCGAGCGAGGAGGAGGATCTCGTTCTAGTCCCGTCCGTCGAAGAGTGAATACTGGAGGCCACGATGCCGTACTCGCCAACTGACTGGGTCGACGGGGTCACACCTGTCGATGCCGCCCACATGGACAAGATGGAGGCCGGGATCCTCGCCGCCGAGGAGAAGGCTGCGAAGGAAGTGGCGGGAGGGTACGCGGGGCTGGACGGCAGCGCGAGGCTGGCCGATGCGAGGCTGCCGACCCGGCTCTCCCCTCTCGGCAAGCCGCTCCCGAGCCAGGACTTCGACCTGGCGACCGAGAACGGCTTCTTCTTCGCGGACAGCGCAGCGCACTCACCGGACGGTGCCGCGCCCTACTTCGCCGTTCTCGTCATCGTGGGCGCGAACAACCCGGCCTATGTGAGGCAGTTCGCCTGGGACGTTTACGGCGCGGGAGCAGGCAGGGAGTTCACCCGGCAGGCAGCCGGGGGTGTCTTCACGGCGTGGGTGAAGACGACTAATGCCGATGGCTCAGCGGCGAACATGCCGAATCTGAGCGCCACCTACCAGGCCCGGTCGGAGAAGGCTGCGGCGTCTGGCTACGCCTCGCTCGATGCAGGAACGAAGGTTCCTGCCGCGCAGATCCCCGATCTGAGCGCCACCTATCAGGCGCTCAGCGCGAAGGCTGCCGCGAATGGCTACGCCTCCCTCGATTCGGGCGGCAAGGTGCCTGCCGCCCAGCTTCCAGCCGCTTCCTCCTCTGTCCCGCCCCGGCTCGACACCGTCTGCCAGACGATCACCGACTGGAACACGGCGAAGGACAACGGCTTCTACATGGGGTCGGGCGCGGCGAACGCGCCAATCGCGGGTGTCTGGTTCTACGGCGAAGTGATCCAGCACAACCCCTCCTGGGTGACGCAGGAGGTATGGCAGTTCGCTGGCAACTACAGCCATTGGATCCGGCATCTGGAGAGCGGCACCTGGGCACCGTGGAGAAGGCAGTTCGCCTCGCAGGCGTCGGGAAAGTTCTACACGGGGTCGATGTCCAACGACACCTCCTACCCCTTCGCGGTCACGTTCCCCGTCCCCTTCCGTGCCGTCCCGATGGTCGTCGCTTCCGTCAGCTACTTCACACTGGACTGGGCGAACGTCCGGGTCGCATGTACCGACAACACCACGACCGGGTTCACCCTGTACATCCACAACGTCGCTGGCGGCAACGCCGTCGAGGTCAACTGGATTGCTGTCGAACAGTAGGAGGCGCTTTGATCATTCACGTCAACATCCAGATCAGCCCCGGCGAGACGATTCCCCGGCGCTCCCCGACCCGGCTGGCAACCGAGGTGCTGCAAGCGATTGACGGCGACCCCGCCACCGATGTCGTCCACGTCACCGTGAACGCGGTCGGCTCGATCGGGCAGGTTCCCGGCACGACCGACCCGACCTTGACGCCGCTCGATGAGTGACTGGTGGGAGAAGGCGTACCCCGGAGGCCCGATGGTGGGGCCGGGGTTGAAGCGCGCCCTCTACCCGCCCGACGCTTCCGGGCACGACAACCCGACCGACGGGGACGACATCGTCGCGCTGAAGCGGGCGATCAGCCGGGGCGGTCGCTGGCCCTGGGGCACCTTCGACCGCGCCTTCTCCAATAGCTTCAGCCACGGCAAGGCAGGCGGGAACGTGAAGGACTCCGGCTTGGCCGGGTTCCAGCGGCAGATGAAGATCCAGCCGACCGGCAACCTGGGCGAGCAGACCTGGAACGCCGTCCGCTCCGCCCGGATCCCGGAGGGACTCCCGAACGCCGGGGAGCCGCTCCTGGACGCGACCGCGATCAGCCTCTACGAGGGCTACAAGGTGCCTTCGGGGCGCTCACCGCGCCAGATCGCGCTCGACCATCTGAAAGCACGCACCGGCTACACGGAGCAGCCCGCGAACAGCAACTGCGACGAGCGCTCCGACGGCATCCGCACCGCCCAGGACAAGACGGCAGGCTCGGGCACCTGGCTTCGCTACGAGCCGTGGTGCGGCTGCTGGTGCTTCTACGGCCTCGACGCGGCCGGGGTTGCCAAGTTGGACAGCAGCCTCTGCTCGGTCGCCCAGATCGAGGACAACGCGAAGGCAAAGCGGATCTGCTTCAAGGGCTGGACGACCGACAAGAGCAAGGTCAAGAACGGCGACCTCGTGATCATCGGCGGCTACGGCGTCCACGTCGAGATGGTCAGGGGCTTCGACGGCAACAACACACTCACCTATGGTGGGAACACCAGTCCCGGCTCCAGCGGCAGCCAGTCGAACGGCGGCGGAGCCTACTCGCGCTCACGCACTTCAGGGGAGGTTCGCGGCTATGCGCTCGTCCGATACCCAGGGGAGTGACCGCAAAGAGGCGGAGGACGTGCGGCTGCCGGGCTGGGAGAAGGAGATCGGCAGCGATCGGCTGATGAGCTTGCAGGCGCTCGGCCGCGCCATCTACGAGCACGGGCGGGCTGTCCAAGAGCAGGAGGAGGAGGAATGAACTTCCTGAAGATGACCGACCGGGTCTGCTTCACGCTCGGGCTGGAAGACATCGCCGCCAACGACGAGCGGGCGCTCGCGAAGGAGTACCTGAACGAGGGCGTCGTGGACATCCTCTCCCGCACCCGCCCCTACACGCGCTGCATCAACTTGGTCGTCAGCCCGGACACGCCTGTCCACGACCTGCACAACTCGGTGCTGGCGCTCGTGGACATCCAGGCTCCCGGCCACCTCGCCTTTCTGCCCCGGCTCAGCCGCGAGGACGCAGCGACCGCACAGGCAGCAGGCGAGCATGGTTTCGCCTACGAGGAGCCGCTGCTCTGGATCAGCCCGATCCAGTCGGAGATGGCGACCTACAAGGCATACGGGGTCTTTCGCCCGCAGCCGATGGTG